GCCGATTGCAAAAAAAACTGACGCAACTTCGAGCGGGCCGGCCGTGGGCTTTGTGTCCGCGAGCCGCAAAAGCCCGATGGAGAGGCGGCGCTGATGGGCGTCCAAATAACAAAAAGAATCGGCGAGCTTTCCGAGCGGCTCAAAAAGGCCGACCTGTCGCCGACGATGCGCAAGGTAAGCTCCTACTTGGTTTCGTCCGCAGTAAAGAAAATCAACGCCGGCGTTCCGCCTGAGAACGCGCCGCTCACGCAAGCGGTTAAGCAAGGGAACAAGACGCTGCGCGATGGCGGACAGCTTATGTCGTCGATAGCCCCGCAAAGCGGAAAGACATGGGCGGCGGCGCAAACGAATTTGAAATACGCGAAAATCCAGCAGGAGGGCGGCGAAATCCAGGGCGGCTCGAAAGGGCTTTGGATTCCGGCTTCGGCAAAGACGCGGACTTTAATGCGGAAATACAACGCGCAAAAGCCCGGCGAGCTGATACAGGCGATGAAGGGCGACGGCTATTCCTTTTTCAGAACCGGGAAAGTCTTTTGCGCCAAGAGCAAGCGGGGAAAGCCGTTCGCTCTTTTCATAATCAAGGAAAGCGTAAGGATTCCCGCCCGCCCTTTTTTGCACATCGACGAAAAGGACGAAAAATTCATCCAAAGGGAAATTAGAAACGGAGTGCGCGAGGCGCTCAAGGGAGGAAGCAGATGACAATAGAAGCGGTGACGGATTCGCTCAAGGAAGCGATACAGGAGCAGCTGGGATTCCCGGCGTTCCTCTTGCCGCAAAAGTCGGCGAACAACACGGCCCACATCGACTTGCTCTTCCAAGACTTGGAGCCGAACGGCGAAGGCGGCGAAAAGCTTTCTTTCCTGGCTGAGTACAGGACGGCGGGAACGCACGCGAAGTGGCTTGAAAAGACGGCCTCGCTTCGGCGAAAGCTTAGGGCGGTGGAATGCTCGCACATGTTTTTTGAGGCGGACGACGTCGCGCTCAGAGCCTACTGGATTGGGAACGGAAAGCCGCGCTGGGTGTATCCTAGCGAAGATGAAAGCTCGATGCCGGCGGAATACGCCATTCCGTACAGAATCGAGATTGACATGCCAACAAACCTTATTACGGAGGAATGAAAAATGAAACCGGGCGGAAAAGACGGAAAACTTTACAAGGTTCACGAAGAGGCGGAAATTTCCGGAGGCTCTTCGGTAGCGCTTGGAAGAAGCGGGTTCTACAGAATCAAGCGCGTGGGCGACAACACGGCGCTCCCGCAGCCGAGCAACGAGGACTTGGCAAAAGGAGCCCGCGCGATGGGGCCGGGCGACGTGGTCCACCTTTGGGCGGGACAGGCGTTGGCCGAGAGCGACGAGGTCATACCCTTGCGCCTTGTCCTCATCAGCTTTGTCAAGGACGTTTCCAACTCAAAGCAGGGAACGAGCTACGACGTTTCGACGCAGGAGAATTTGGACTCCGGCGTGCGCGAGTACATCACCGGCGCGTTCAGCGAATCCAGCGGAACAATCAACGGAACGGTTGAGACCGACAGCGAGGCGCAGCGCGAGCTTTTGAACCAGTTCAGCTCCGTAGCCGTTGAGGACGGCGAGCATTACGCCATCTTCCCCGCAAAGGAAACCAAGCAGGACTACATGCTCAGCCGACGCGAGACGGAGACTGTCGGACAGACCGCCGTATGGGAGCACTTCCCTGTGACGGTAGAATCGCTCAACATGGACAAGCCCTTGGACGGCGAGCAGAATTTCAACTTCAACTACAAGGTTGACGGCGGAAACCACCCCGGAATGATTTACTACACCGTCCGCGACTTGAGCGCGAACGGACAGGAAATCATAAGGCCGGCCGCGTTCCAGTCCAAGGAATTCGTTTCCGTTCAGTCAACGAGGGAGTTCTACAAGAGCGACCAGCCGCTTGACGAAAACGGGAACCCGCGCGAGGTGAAGAAGTTCAAGAGCGTGACCACCGAGCTCAAGGTGAACGCGGACTACATCCTTCGCGAGTGCGTCGGCAAAATCAAGAATCTTAGCGTCAAGGGAGCGGACGGCAAGGAGCGCGAAATCAAGAGCGGCTCCGAGCTGGCCGACTGCCGCGCCTACGGAGTCGGCGAAATCGTCTCGGCGATTTGCAACGAGGTGAGGAGCGACGTTCCGACCGACGCAAAAAAAAAGACCTTAGAATAGGCGCGCAAATCGTGTTCGCCGGGCTCTGGCCACCCGACTGGGGCCCGGAATACGACGAGGCCAAGGAAACAATCCCTTGGCCGGAAAGCGAGGCCGGCTACATCAGGATCAAGAGGGGAAATTTCAAAAAGTACGTGACCGAGGAGCTTCGCGCCCTGTTCCAAATTTGGCGCAGGATCAAGGCTTACGGCTGGCCGCAAGGAAAAGGCTGGCTAGCGGAGCCTGAAGCCGTCCGCGTGGCCGTGGAGCTTTTGGACTCGGAACGGGAAACTTGGCTGGCTTGGGAGAAGGAAAGGAATGCAAGGGGCGATAACGGACGAGCTTAGGGTTCTTGTGACCGCCGAGGTCGACAAGGCCATAAGGAGCCTAAAAAGCGTTGACTCAAAGACGAGCGAGACTGAAAAATTGTTCAAGTCGCTCGGCGGCTCCATAGCCGGAGCGTTCTCCATCAAGGCCGTGTCCGACTTCGCGCGAAAGTCCGCCGAGGCCTGGCGGGTCCAAAAGGAAGCCGTCAGCGTGATGAACCAAGTCCTGAAGTCCACCGGCGCGGAGGCTTGGACAAGCAGCGCCGAGCTTAAGGAAATGGCCGCCTCCCTCCAGCAAGTGACCAACTATGGCGACGAGACAATCACTTCGATGCATGGCGTCCTGCTAGGCTTCAGGAACATTACAGGCAAGAATTTCGAGCACGCCTCCAAGGCGATTTTGGACATGGCCACCGTAATGAAGATGGATTTGGCCAGCGCCGCGCAAGTCGTCGGAAAGGCGCTCGACGACCCGATAAACGGACTCGGCTCCCTTTCGCGCCAGGGCTTCCATTTCACCGAACAGCAAAAGCAAATGCTCAAGGCGATGGTCGAAGCCGGCGACATGATGGGCGCCCAAAAAATCATACTTGAGGAGCTGGACGGAACTTACGGCGGAGCCGCCGACGCCGCCGCAGACCTAGGAACGCAAGTCAAGAATTCGGCGGGCGACGTTCTTGAAGGCTTTGGCAAGGTTTTTTCATTTTTGGGCGAACATAGCGGAGCCTTGAAGCTGACAAAGGAAGCGCTGGACGCGATAGCCGACGCCTTCAACAACGTGGAGCGGAACTCGGCAAGGCTTTCCGGCGGCGACAAGTACAACGGCTGGTACGAAAGCCTTGAGGACACGGAAAAGCTCAAGGAAGCGACAGACCAGCTGGCGCTTTGGGAAGCGGAATTAAGGAAGTGCGAAGAAGCCCATAAAAAGTTTTTGCAAAATTCCGCGGATGTTGGATATGAAGTCAACGACGAAGACGAAGAGCCGTGGAACAAAGAACTTGAACGGCTCCAAGCGCAGGTGAATGAATGGCAAGCCCGCAAGGACAATCTGCGGGAAGAAATCCAATACAAAAAAGACCTGCAATCGATAACCAACGCGGAGACGCGCGCGGAAGAAGAGCTTGGCAAAGCTGTCGCGCAAGTCGGAGAAACCTACAAAAAATTCGCCAAGGACGACCCCGCCTACAAGCTCAAGGAGCTTCAAAAGGCGCTGGAAGAAATAAGCAAGCAGCGGGCGGATTTAAATCCGATAGACACCAAGGAACTTGAGGCGGAGCTCAAGCGGCTCAACGAGCTTAAGTTTGACCTTGTCCGTCAGTCGGCCAAGGCTGTCGGCGGGTTTGGCGAATTGCATATCAAGGAGCAGGCCGATGAAGCCGCCCGACAAATTCTTTCTGTCCAGCAAAAAATCGCCGCCGCGAACAAACACAACGCCGGGCTTTTGAACATCGACACAAACGAGTTGAACGCAAACCTTGACGCGGCGGAAAAGGCGATTCTCCAAAAGATGGCCGAAATCAAGGCCAACGGTAAGAAGACCTGGCAGGAAATTTTCTCCGACACGACCGGCGTTGACAAGTCGCTTTTCAGCACCGGCGAACAGGCGGCGGACGAATACATAAAGGGGCTTCACTCTCGCGTCGAGGAAGAAAAGGAAATCGGAACTCTTTTGGGCAAGGCAATCTCCCCGCGCAAGGCGCTAGAAAGCGAGATGGCGGAGATTGAGAAGACCATCAGAAGCCTCGCTTCCATTCCCGAAGGCGATTTTTTGAACACGGAAGGAGTGACCCAAAACAAGGCCGCCGTCGGCGAGCTTATCGAGCGCTACAAGGAATTGGACGAAGAGATAAAAGGACTTCCGCCAGACCCGCCGATGCAAGGCTACGCGGACATGTTCGACATGATAGCGGGCAAAGTCCAAAACCTTTGCATGGAGCTTTCCAACTTGAACGAGCAGCAAGCCAAGACGATTGGAAGCATGATGGGAAACTTGGCCAGCGTGTCGTTCGACGGAATCCAAAACGGCGTCACCGAGCTGGCTGAAAAGCTCGCTGAAGGAGCGGACGCTTCCGACGCTTGGGCGGCCAGCCTTGAAAAAATGGCCACCGACATCTTGAACCAGCTTCCTTCGCTTTTCACGCGGGCAGGCCTTGAGCTTATCGCCGAGGGATTATATCCGTTGGGATTTGCGCTTTTGGGAGCCGGACTTGGAACCGGAATCGCCGCCGGAGTCGTGAACGGCGTTAAGACCGCCGGCTCAAAGGCCAACGCTCTTGGCGGAGTTTACGGGGCCGACGGCTGCGAGGCGTTCGCGCTCGGCGGTTCGTTCACCAACGGCATCGTGGACTCGCCGACATTCTTTAAGTTTAGGCAAGGAGGCGGATTCGCCACAGGCCTTATGGGCGAGGCGGGCCCGGAAGCGATAATGCCGCTCGCGCGAGGCTCGGACGGTTCGCTTGGCGTAAAGGTCGCGGGAACGGAAGGCGGTCAAGAAGAAATGGCGTTCGGATTCGTTACAGTCAACGTCTACTCCAGCGAAAAGTCGGAAATGAGCGAACAGACTGACGCGGACGGAAACAAAATCTACAACGTGATTGTCGGCGCGGTAAAGAGCGCCACGGCGCAAGGCCAGCTTGACAGGACGTTCCAAAGCCGATTCGGGCTTAAAGCGAGGGGCGTATGAGCGAAAGGATAAAGTGGCCGACCGGCCTTCCGATTCCTAAAATCGGCGGCTTGAACGGCCAGTACCAAAACGCGGTTATCAGAACGAAGATGGACGCAGGTCCTGCCAAGCAAAGGCGGCGGTTCACCGCCGTGCCTAAGCTCTTTTCTGGCAGGCTCATTTTGAACGAGGAACAGCGATCGCTTTTGGACGCTTTCTACAGGAATTCAATCGGGCACGGAACGCTGCGCTTCGACATGAAGAACCCGCAGACCGGGCAAGAGGAAACGTTCCGCTTGACGGAGCCGTACTCCGAGGACGGAAACGACGACGGCCTTTGGGAAATAACTTTGAAATTTGAGAGGATGCCATGACAAGCCAAGACGCAAAAGTTGAATTGTTCAGAGAGGACACGGACGCTTGCTTTCTCCACCTGCTGAAAATTTCAGCAGAAGGAAGAGCCGACCTTTACTTTGTCGACAACAACGAGCCTATAGTTTCCAACAGCCAGACATACATTCCGGTGGCGTTCACGGTGACGCTCCCGGAGCAGAACCAGGACGGAACCATAAGCCCCTGCCGCTTGGCCATCGACAACGTTGACCGAATGATCGCGGAAAACATAAAGACCGCCGACAGCGAGGGAAAGAAAATCCGCGCGCAAGTGTCGCTCATAATGGCGCAAACGCCCGACGTGATAGAGCGCGGTCCGTTGGATTTCATTCTTCGCAACGTGACCATAACAGAAGAGTCCGTCACCGGCGAGATTTACGATTCATATGTCCAAGACAGAAAAATTCCAGAAGGCTGCTACAATCCCAACGACTTTCCGGGGCTTTTTTGATGGCGGACGAGCTGGTCGAATGGGCGGGTCTTTACATAGGGATTCCTTTTAAGTCGGGCGGCCGCGACAAAAGCGGCCTAGACTGCTACGGCCTTGTCCGCTTGGTATACATTGAACAATTCGATGCAACTCTTCCCGACCTTCGCGACTTGTATACAAACGCGCTCGATACAAACGAGACAGCGCCTCTTTACCAAAAATACGCTCCGCTCCTTCGCGGCGACAAATCGAACTGTCCAAAACCGGGCGACGTCGCTGTCATTTTGGAGCGCGGGCTTCCCACACACTTGGGAATCTACGTTGGAAGCGGCTATATACTTCATGTCACGCGGCATTTTGGAACGATTCTGCAAAGAACCACAAATCCAAATTTAAAAGGCCGCGTCGAGGGGTATTATGCCGTTAAAGCTTCGGACGCAAATCCATCCGTTTTCAGGAAGATACAATGATTCGATTGTAGAGCGCGACAGTCTCATCAACATTTTCAATAATTTAAATACAGGAACTAAAATCGAAAATGCCGTCATCCTTGTGGAAGACGAACCAATCAAAGACAACTATGACAGAATACCCAAAGACGGAAGCCGCGTCTACATCAGGATAATGCCCGAAGGCGAAGGCTGGGACTTAACTTCTAAAGAAAATCGGCAAACCATTGGAACTGCAGGAAAGATAACCGGCGGCATCGTAACGCTAGTTGGCGCCATTCTTATGTTTACGCCTGCCGCTCCGCTCGGCACGTTGCTTGTTGGTGTCGGAGTCGGGCTCACATTGGCCGGCGTCGCTCTGTACAACATGGAATTAGATGTACCGAACATGAAGGACAGGACGACTCCAAAGCAGGATCCTTCGCTTAAAGGTGGCTCCAACCAAGCAAGGCCTTACGGATCTATTCCGGTTGTGTTCGGCCGACATTTGCTGGCGCCGGATTGGGCGTCCAACTACTACACTTTTGTAGACAGCAATAACGGCCAGTGGCTTCGCCAGCTTTTCTGCCTTGGCTACAATGACCAAGAAGTGGAATTGGAAAGCCTGAAGGTAGATGAAACCAAGCTGACAAAATTTTCCGCGAGCGGCGACATTGAAAAAATAATGGGCGGAACAGACAGGCTTGTTCAACTTGAGTTTCTACGGAATGGAACGTCACAAAGTTTTTACAACCGCGTGTGCAAAGAGGTAATGGTCAATTCTGTTTTGAAGCATACAAATGACTCCGGAACTTCGGGCGCAATTGTCCGCACCACTTGCGACAATTGTCGAACAATAAATGTGGACATCTTTTTTCCAAACGGACTTTTCGCCTACAGCGATGAAGGAGATGTAGTGCCCGCTGTTTGTAATGTAACGGCTTATTACAAACTCGCTGGTAATAATGAATCACACTGGGCTGTTCTGAAAGAATGGAATCTAAATAAATGGACACAAAAAACTCTAAGAGTTACAAGCAAGAACATAAATGTGCCGGCAGGGAAGTATGATGTAAAAGTGGTTAGGGATTCACCCGACACCGACGACTCAAAAATATTTGATGAAGTGTATTTAGGTTCAATCCGGTCTTACACGAACGACCGCCCCGTCCGAGACGAGCGAGCGAACAATCTGCTGCTTGCGGCATTGCAAATGAAGGCCTCTGATATGGCTCAAGGCGTAGTGGGAAACTTCAACCTTGTGACGCATTCGGTTTTTCCTGATTGGAACGGGCAAGGAAGCGGAGCGGAATATTGGCCGGCAATCGCGACGTCGAATCCTGCAAGCTGTGTCCTTTACTGCCTTCGCGGAAAAATCAATTCTGACCCCATTAGCGACGAAAAGATAGACTGGCCGGCTTTTGAACATTGGTGGTCGTTCTGCGACCAAAAACAAATCTCTTTTAATGCCGTTCTTTCAAGCGACATGTTGATTTCGGAACTAATCGCCGCAATCGCGAAAGTCGGCCGAGCGAACATCGTCAAAATCGACGGACTTTTCACCGTCACGGTTGATGAGATGAAAACAGTTCCTGTCCAGGCGTTCACGCCCCGAAACTCCATCTCTTTTTCAGAGCAAGTCATTATGGCAGACATTCCCGACCAATTGGACTACAACTTCATCGACGAAGCCGGCGGCTGGGCTCAAAACACCCGAAGCGTTTACAACACATCGACAGGCGAATACGACCCCAACAATCCGCCCAGAACTCCGCGCTCGGAGACTTCCGTTTGGGGAATCACAAACGCAAATCAGCTTTTCAAGTTCGCCCGGTACCAGCAGGCGGTGACAAAGTTAAGAAGGTCCGTCTATTCCATTAAGACAGACGTTGAATTCATAATGTGCTCAAAGGGCGACTTGATTGAGTATTCCGGTGACACCTCGATGATTGGCTCCGCGTATGGCCGCGTAAAAGAACTGATTGTGGAAAACGGTATGATCGCCGGAATCGTTTCAGACACGCTTTTGGAATTCGACGAAGGCGTTGAATACGGCTTGAGGGTGAGAAACGCACGGAGCGGCATCAAGACGGTTTATGTCCAGAACACGGGAACGAGCGACTATTGGTGCCGCTTTGAAACGCCGATAGAAAACGGAATACAAGAAGGCGACCTTTTCACTTTTGGCGTAAGAGGAAGAATCACGAAAGAACTTGTCGTCCTTGAAATGATTCCCGGCGAAAACCTTACGGCCGAGCTTAAATGCGTTGACTTGGCTCCGGCCATTTTCCGCGTTGACGAGTACGGCTACGTGATTCCGCCGTTTGAAAGCAAGCTCACCTTGGGCGGAACCACTGACAGCGGCTACGAGGACACTAAGAATTGGAACACTTACAGAACGTACAACGACTCAAAGGAAAAGCCTGCCAAGCCCACCGGCGATGGAACTGAAAACGGCTGGCACCGCGTCCATACGTCCGAAAGCCGCTGGGAGTCGCACAAAAACGCTCGGAACATTTACGAGGGAGACTGGAGCTCGCCGCTCGCCACCGTCGAACAAGTTGAGGAAGCCGTGAACGCCCTTCCGGCAGCCGATGTCACCGCTCCGACAATTCCGCAAATTATAAGCGTGGTTGGAACCGATGTCGGAAACGCAATCATAACGTTCAGTCCGTCAACAGACTTGCAAAGCGGAGTTTCACATTACTATGTTTGGAGAAAGCCAAAAGACGGCGGAAGGTGGAGCGTGGTGGCAAACGTTCCGCACGATGAAAACGCGAGCGACTTTATTTACACGGACATGCCCGAAAAATTCGAGCGCTTTAAATACGCTGTCTCAGCCGTAGACAAGGCCGGCAACGAATCTGCGAAATGCGAAGCGGTTGACTTTTATTCCGAAGTGACCGCGACGCCAGCCGCTCCGGCGTCGCTTGTCGCGAAGGCCAACAAAGACTACATCGAATTGACAGCGGAGCCTGTCTCTGGTTTCAACGCAGCCAGGACAGCGGAGCATTATGTCTTCGAAGTCTCCAAGGACGCGGGTGAAACTTGGAAATCTTCACCGCCGTGCTGTCGCTGCTCGCCGCCGGCCTGCTGCTTGCGCCGGCCTCTGCTGAAAAATCCGTCGTGCTCACCTTTACCGGGGACTGCACAATCGGCAGCGAGGAGGAAAAGCGCGGCCTGCCGGACTCCTTCGATTCCGTCAGCCACAGCGTTCGCGGAGGAAGGACAGGTAAGGCTTAATTGGAGCGCCGGCCCGTGCTACGGAAACATTTCTTACGACGTGTACAAAGGCGAAACGAAAGTCGCCGAAAACCTTTCCTTGCGGCAGTTCGTTTGGGAGTTCAGCGAGCCGCTTGAGGCTGCCGACTTCGCGGAAATGGAATTCACGATTGTCGCGAAAAGCGACGCCGGAAAGAACGGCTCCATAACGACAGGCGTTGACGTTTCCGGATACGGAACATACGCGCTTTCGGCTCCAGAAGTTTCGGCGGAGGCGTGCGAGGACGGAATCCATGTTTCTTGGAGCGACGCGGGCGGCCACTACCTTGAGCCGGTCTACGACGTTTACCTTGGCGAAACCTTGGCTGCGGAAGGAATCTCCCAAACTGAATTCATAATTCCTTATGAATCCTATTTAACGCCCGCTCAAGTCGCCGCCTTGACTGTCACAGTCGAAGCCAGGACGCAAGCGGACAGCGCGGAAGGAAGCGCCCAAGTCTCGGTTCAAAACTTCAAGGGCTGGCTTCCCGCCGTTCCGTCGGTGACTGCGACCGGAAGCGGAAGGCTCGCCATATTGAATTGGAGCGGCCAAGACATTTGGGGCGCGCAAGGCGTCGAGATTCAATGCGCAAAGGCTTACAAAATAGTCGAAGGCGAATATAAAGAAATATCCGATAATTCGGAGTTGGAATGGTTCGCGCCAAAGTTGGGGGCCAACCCATACGCCGGCCTTGACGCTTGGAAGAACGGCGAAACAGGCGGTTTTTTGTCGGCCCAAGGCAACTCGGTGTCGTTCAGTCTGCCGCTTTACGGACAGCCGGAAGAATCAGTTCCTACTCAATACGCGTACAGAGTGAGGGCGTTCTCAAAAGTCGGTGAGACGGTGGCTGGACACTCGGACTGGTCGGAGCCTTTTTACGTGACTGCGAGGCCGATTTCAGCGCAGGACGTTGTCAAGGCTTGGAAATTGGATGACAACGGCGAGAAAAAAAAGATTGACGGCGCCCTTGGAGCCGCGCAGATTTTCGCCGAGGAGCTTTCTGTAATCTCCGCAAATTTGGGAATGATAACCGACGGCGGTTTCACTGGAAGCCGCTTCAACTATTGGGCGGTCGGCGACATCAAACTTAAGGACGGGTCAAAGCTTCCAGCTGGTTCCTTCCGCGTAGGCGGCAGGACGCAATACATTCAAGTAACGCCGATTCTTGACGGCGACGGAAATCCTACAGGCGAATGCGACTTGGATTTTTATGTAAACAACTTCCATGTTTCCGCCACCGGCACTTCGATAGACGGAAATTTTGAGGTCAAAGACAAAAGCGGAGAAACATTGTTCAAAGTGTCCGACGGCGGCGTGGAAACGCGGATAGAAAAGACTGTCCTCTATCCGGCGGAACCAGCGCGCGTGGATGAAAGTCCGGCGTTCAGACAGTCCGCATCTACGATGCAGTTCGCGTGGAATGGCCACCACTACTCTTTGGCATGGGACGAAGACGAAACAGGAGACCATTTAAGGGTATTGAAGGACGGAAAAACTGTTCTTGACATAATCGACAAGTTCAACGAAGCGTTAAAAGACAAGGTGGCGGGGGACGACGCTTCCGAGGCGGCCAAGTGGCTTTCGATCGCTAATCTTTGCTATGGAATATACGGTGTGCAGTACAGCGCCATGGCAGGCTTGGATTCAAGCGGAAATATATGGGTTCCAAGCGCTTCCATTAGAGCGACGGTGAAAGCTGGAGCGAACGCGCCTGTTTGTCCAAAATGGGGAAAAGACAATCAATCATTGATCCAGCAGATGGCCGCGGCTTTGGACTTGGCCGATGCCAGTGTTGGATCCGCAGAGCTTCGTGGGCTTAACGCTGTTCCATTCAACCTTGAGACGCTTGAGGTGGGAGAAGGTTTTGACGCGCGCGAATGTTGCGCGGCTTTCTTAGGCGCAGACGATATGGCATACGCACAATTTGCTTTTGACGGCAAAGCTTTGATTGCCCTCGCTGGTCCAGGAATTGAGCAAATGGCCGCCAGCAAGGCCGGGGAACTGCAAGCCCAACTTGGAACGGACGAGCCGTTTGAAGTCGGCGTATTTGCAGTGGCCGACTTGTTGGAAGGAACCGCGTTATTAGTTTATGTTCCATCGTGGATGGAAAAGGACGACAATCATCATATTTTTTGGGGCGCTGCCCGAGCGTATGGAAATTATATTTACGCTCCTTGTTTTTTCAAAGGGGCGTACACAACAGTAACTGGCGTAGTCAGGATAAATTTGCGGAACGGGCTTGCAGAAGCGAAGTGCGGCTTGTTCAATGTCGAAGAGTTAGCGTCAGACGGCAATTTAGACTACATGCTTTCAATCGGCATGAAAAGTCTTTCTGATTCTGTGATTTTTTATGGAAAAACTGAGGTCATCGAAGACGACGGGCAGACAAAAAGAGAGAAGTATGCGCTCTCGGAAATTCGATACGACGACGGAGAGGACGGCAGCACGACCAAGTGGTTTCTGACAGATAGTTTCCTTGAAATTGGAAACACCGTTAAGCCAAGAATTTGGTTCGATTCGCCGAAAATCAGAAATTTGTTTGCAATTCTTACGGACGATCTTGACAGCGCAACACCGCTTTTAGACGATGGAAACGGACGAGAATTTTTTGCCGGAGAGGCGGATCTTATAAGAATAGTCCGCCCGTCGAACTCCGAAGGGGTAGAGCGCCAAAATTACATTGACATGGGAGCTGCTGACTTCGAGGAGTTTTCCGCTCCTTACGGCGTGTCAATGCCTGTTGCTGTCGAATACGGTCCTGCTAATATTCTGCGTTTGCGCCGTGATGGTCGTGACATGCTTTCATACATGTGGAGCGTTGACACTTTTAATCCTAGTCTTGAAATTCTGTCAGCTGTTGAAATGTATGCAAGCTACCTTAACGGAGCGAAGGAACTTTTCGCGCTGTACCAATGGGAACTTGAGGATCATGAGGAGGATGACGGCTCTGAGATGATTCGTGCGGGATTCGCAAAAAAATCAATCAACGCTCTTGACGGAAGCGAAACGCTTTATTTGTCTGACGGCAAAACGCTTGTTTTTGGCAAAGATGGAAAACTTAAGGCGACTAAAGGAGATCAGGGCCCTGCTGGAGCGACCGGGCCACAGGGAGAGCGCGGGGAAAAAGGAGAAAAGGGCGACAAGGGCGACCAAGGGGAACAAGGAATTCAGGGCGAGCGCGGCGAGAAGGGTGACAAAGGAGACACAGGCGCCAGAGGAGCCGACGGCGCTTCCATAGCCAGAGTCGAGCAGACGACCGCGAGCCAAGCCAGCGGCGGAAGCAATGTGATGACCGTCTACGATAGCAAGAATAATGTGATAGGAACGTTCAATGTTCTAAACGGAAAAATGGCGCCTCCGTCATACTCGCCTGTTCTCTTCGCTAGCGGAACCGTCAACCAATCAAAAACTGTTGTTCTTCCAGAGGGGTACAACGCCGTTCCCGCCGCATTCAAAGTTGTGTTCCCCAACGGACACAACGATGCGTCGAACCTTAGCGCCTTGACGTTGAACGGAGTCGCCGTCGTAGTGAACCAAAACGGAACGCTTGTTCCGATTCCGCATCATGCGATGACCGAGAGCGGCTCAACGGTCTACAAAGTTCTCCAGCCGAACACGGTGTTGGAGATGTATTACACCGCCGACTATGATGGCCAATCCACGCCAGCGTTTGTCATTATCGGAAATCCCATTGTTATTTCTTCAGCGGATTATACAATCTATGCGGACGGAAAGATTGGAGATGTGCCTACAGGAACAATCATCGCCCTTTACAAGCAATCAGCTCCATACGGATATTTGTATCTTGACGGAACCACTTACGATATCGCCAAATATGCCAGTCTTTATGCTTATTTGGGTAGTAACAAATTGCCAGACTATAGAGAATTCGCGCTTGTTGGCGCAGGAGAAAACACCACTGATTTTTACAACGCTTCAAAAAATCCCGGTGGAGTTATTAGAGTGCATGACAAATATAATCAAGGTCAAGCGAAAGACGATCAAATTCAAGGACATGAACATTCTATGTATCATCCTGAAGAAAATGGTGGAATTACCATGGAAGGCGATGCAAAGGCAGGAAAAATTGTTCCAACACTAGGAATTGTGGCTGGGTCATATGGAACCCCAAGGGTCGGAAGTGTTACTCGCGGTAAAAGAAAAGCGGTTTTCTTTTACATCAAGTGGTAGACGGTTCTATTCTTTTCCATACAATAATCGTTTGATTCTTTGAAACAACATGCCCTTGTGCTCCGTTGTTATAATTTTAGATGGGGTTGGATAAGTTCGCATTAAATTTTAAATAACGTCCATACGAAGAATGATCTGTTTTACCACCTCTTGATTTCATACTAAAATCCTCTCCGTATAGTGCACCTGTTTGTCGATAACTTTCTGGTAGTATATTTATCATGGCGAAAGCGTCTGTAGTTTTTGCTGAATAAATACTACCTGTGATGTTCGGCAATCCTTCCTGTTGAACTCCGCCATTAACAGATGAACTAAAAGCATTTGCATTGTTTCCATCTGGGGTTGTTCCATCGCTCTTCACTCCATTTCCTTTCGCTCGGAAGAATACACCCTTATAGTCAATTTCCCTCCAAACCGACACCGCTCCCCACAAAGTGTTCGGAGATAACTGTCCAGGATATTGAACATAAGTGCTTCCGATTGGGTGGACGTAGTCCACGCTACTTTGACCGTCCGCATAGATTGACTATTTTTTATTTTCTATCATTTCTCTTGTAACTATTATATTTAGCATGAGGAATGAAAATGATTTACGGCTATATTAGGGTCTCCACAGTGGAGCAGAACTTGGAAAACCAAAAGAAGGCCATCGCGGAGCGGTTCACGGTTGACGAATGGGTTGATGAAAAAAGGAGCGGAACCATAGACTATTCCAAACGAAGCCTCGGAGGGCTGATTGACAAAATGTGCGAGGGCGACGTTTTGGTCGTGACGGAACTTTCGCGGCTCGGAAGGAGTCTGTCGATGATATTCGACATTGTTTCCACACTAAAAAAGAAAGGCATTCGGTGTGTGGCGATAAAGAATAACTTCGACCTCAATCCCACTAACAGCAACGATATAGTGTCTTCCGTGCTAATGTTTGCTTTTGGACTCTCTGCGCAAATAGAGCGCGAACTTATTTCAGAAAGGACTAAGCAAGGGCTCGCGGTAGCTAAATCGAAGGGAAAACGAATAGGTCGCCAAAAGGGAGAAACGGTTTATTTTGTGAAACTGCGCAAATATGAAGCAGAGCTTATGGATTTGTATAAAAAAGGTGCGAGCGTAAACTCTTTGGCTGTGAAATACAATGTCAGATGGATTACTGTCAAGCGGTTCATAACTAAATATTCCAAGGTTAAGAGTCCAAAGCCTTTAGCTGACAAACCGAAGAAACACGGACACCCAACTTACAGGGAATTGGAGTGGTTTAAAAAAAACAAAGATTAATTAAAAAGCATCTTTTGGTTACATTCGCATAATTGTTTGGACTGACTCACCATTAGTCTAAAATCATATATTTTGAACTATAATCATTCTGAAATTATTATGAAAAATTCGGATAAGCTGCCATATATCCTGTTTCACTTCCTAAAAGAAATGTGTTTCATAGATTGTCCGCACGGCAATATGAACATTGACAAGCAAAAAGACATCAGCGTTTTAATTCCTTGCTACGGAAAAAGCGAAACCATAGAACGAGCCGTATTGTCGGCAGTATGTCAAACGCTGCCCGCATTTCAAATTCTTGTTCTTCTTATGGACGAGAAAAGCGCGGCTCAAAAAGAAAAACTTCAAGAGATTTGCAAGTCGGTAAAGTGTGTAGTGTCAGACAGATTGAACGCAAGCGCGGCAAGGAATAAAATGGCCAAATTGTGCCCCACAGAGTATTTCGTTTTTCTTGATGCTGATGACGAGTTGGCAGAAAATTACCTGGAAGAAACTTTCAAATCCGAAGGCTCGTTGGTTTTCGCTCCGTACGAAATTAGCGGCATAAAAAAGACCTTCCCAAATAATGATAAAAATTGGTTCATAAACGGAAATTTTACCTGTCTTTTTAACAAAACAGCATTCATCGAATTGGGTGGCTTCGACGAGAGGCTTGGCTTTGGCGGCGAGGACGCAGACCTGATTATGCGTCTTCTTTTGCAAGGAAAATGGCAAGTTTTGATGACCAACGCCACTTGCTTTAAATACGACAATAGCGGCGGCCTTTCTAAGACAGAAGATTTTTACAAATCAACGCTTGCGGCTCTGAATAAGTGGCTTATAATATTCAAAGAAAAATATCCTTTTGATTGCCCCTGCGTACACGAGGGAGTTAGCAAGTTTTTGGACAAAATCAGCGACATTGTTTCTGTTGCGGAACTTGAAGATTTCTTTTCGGTGGGAATAGGCCGTTCTGTTAACGAATTAAAATGGAGCGATGTTGAAATGCTGGCAAGGCATTATCTTGCGGTAGGAAACAAGCCAAAAGTCGAAGCGAGGTTCAAACTTTGCTATTCATTTTAAGATGTTTATAATTTATCACTTTTTATTATAATTTCTGTATCATTATTAGTTATAAATTATATTTAGGGACGCAAAGGGCGCCGGCAATCTTGAGGCGCAAATCCGCCAAAGAAAAAAAGCGTTTTGCTCCGGCATCGTTCAGGCGCCGGTTACTAAAAAAATGGTCATTCCAGTTTACTCGCCGGTCTTCAATAAAGCGGGCGAGCCAATAGGCTTTGCGGGAGCGGCCTTTTACACCGACGAGCTTTCCGAAAAGCTAAGCAAGCTAAAAAACTCCAACGCGCCCAACAGCGTATACCTTTTGATAAACGCTTCCAACAACACTTTTATTTTTCACAGCCGTCCGGACTTGGTTGGAACGGAATGTACCGACGCGGACATTTTGCGCATCATTAAAGATTACAAGTATGAAGTCACGCCGGAAGGAAAGTTCACTTATTCCAACAATGACATTGTGGCGTCGTGCAAATACATTCAAAAGCGCAATTGGTTCTTTATTATCTCTGATTTAAAGGCTGATGTGTTTAAAATGATTTTGGCCATCCGAACTCAAATTTTTGTCGCTTGCGCCATCGTCGCCGTGCTTACGGTTTTGCTCGGCGTTTTTTGCGTGGAACGTTTGATGAAGCCGCTTTCGGCGATCAACAACACAATCATCGCTTTTAAGAAGAACGATTTTTCCGGGGTCGGCGACATTGCCCGCTACCTTTCCCGCAAGGATGAATTTGGCACGATAGCCCACGCGGTCAACGAACTTAAAGACATTCTTCTAAACAAGGACAAGCTCTTTAAGGAAATGTTCCAGGTTCAAACAAAAAGGCGCTTGAGTTGTACGGCTTTGACCCCAACGAAGAAAGGAAGCTTACCGTTCAGGACGTTAGGAACCAATTCACCAAAGAAGAGCTTGACGCGATGGACGACCAGCTCAAGAACGCCGTCAACGCCAAGGAAGGCGAAGAAATAGTCTTTGAGTCTTCCATCCACTATGGCGACGGCCGCGTGGGTTACATTCTCACGCACGCCAAGCGTTTGACGCTTTCCAACGACGACCGCGTGGTCGTTTATTCTTTGGTCGACATAACGGCGCAAAAAAAGTTGGAAATCAATTTGCAAATTCTTTCGGAAACGGACTTCTTGACTTCCATTTGCAACAGGCGCAGCGGCGAGCTTGGCGTTTCGAACATTTTAAAGGAAGGCCATGTCGGAATGTTCTGCCTTTTTGACGTGAACAAGTTCAAGTTGATAAACGACAATTTTGGCCACGCGGTCGGCGACAAGGTTTTGGTGGAAATAGCCAAGGCGATGAAAAAAAGTTTCCGCAACTCCGACATTTTGATTCGCTTGGGCGGAGACGAGTTTGCCGTCTTCGCGCTCGGCGTTCAAGAGGACAAGAGCGCCTCAATCGTCATCGACCGCTTTATGTCCAACATTGACAAAATTGAATTGAGCGAAATGGGCGGCCATAAAGTGTCCGTAAGCATGGGCTGCGTTTATGTCAGCGGCGACGAGCCTTTCTCCGCCATGTACGAAAAAGCCGACTCCGTTATGTACGAGTGCAAAAAGCAAGGCGGCAACGCCCACGCCTTTTACGGGTGAAAAAGCGCTTGACAATCTGGCGATTCAAGCGTATTATTATTGTATACCGTGCACGAGCACGATATGGAGGATGTTATGAAATGCGTTGCTGGCGTTGATTTGGGAACACAGAGCATGAAGGTTGTTCTCTACGATTATGAAAACAAGAAGACTGTCGAAAGCGGTTCTTGTCCGATGGACTTGATTTCCAAGGATGACGGAACGCGCGAGCAGACAACGGAAATGTACGAGAAAGGCCTTGACGTTTGCTTTTCCAAATTGAGCGCGGAAGGAAAGGCCTCCATTCAGGCGATTGGAGTTTCCGGCCAGCAGCACGGCTTTGTTCCTCTTGGAGAGGATGGAAAGGCCCTTTACAACATCAAATTGTGGAACGACACTTCCACCGCGGAGGAATGCAAGCTTCTTACCGATGCTCTTGGCGGAAAGGAAAAGGTTGTCGAGGCCGTCCAGAACTTTATGCTTCCCGGCTTTACCGCGCCAAAAATTTTCTGGCTCAAACGCCACAAGCCCGACGCTTTTGCCAAGCTAAAGTACATCATGCTTCCGCACGACTATTTGAATTTTGTCTTCACCAAAAATTACGTTATGGAATCTGGCGACGCCTCTGGCACCGTGCTTTTTGACAGCGTCAACCGCAAGTGGTCAAAGACCGTTTGCGACGCCGTCGATCCTTCTTTGCTTGAAAAGCTTCCAAAAATCATTAAGGACGACGAAGCTTGCGGGGCTGTGACGGAAGAGGCCGCCAAGCGCTTTGGAATTCCCGCGGGCATTCCGGTTTCGGCCGGTGGCGGAGACAACATGATGAGCGCGATCGGAACGGGCTGCGTCAAAGGCGGAACCTTGACAATGTCGATGGGAACAAGCGGAACCCTTTACGGTTTTTCCGACAAGTCGGTCGCCGATCCGGAAAACGGAATCTCTGGATTCGCTTCTTCGACCAACGGCTACCTTCCGCTTTTGTGCACGATGAACTGCACTGTGGCCTCGGAAGAAATCCGCGCGCTCTTTAACCTTGACGTAAAGGAATTTGACGGCGAGGCGCAAAAGGCCAAGCCCGGCTCGGACGGCGTTTTCGTGCTTCCCTTCTTTAACGGCGAGCGCACGCCAAACCTTCCGCACGGCCGCGCCTCAATCACAGGATTGACCGTTGCCAACAGCAACCGCGCCAACATCGCGCGCGCCGCTTTGGAAAGCGCCGTGTTCTCTATGCGCGGCGGCTTGGAAGCCTTTAGAAAGCGCGGCTTTACCCCCAAAGAGCTGCGCCTTACCGGCGGCGGAGCAAAAAGCCCCGTATGGCGCCAGATTGTCGCCGACATCCTTAACTTGCCGGTAAAAGTTCCGACATCAAGCGAAGCCGCCGCTTTTGGCGCGGCCTTGCAGGCGCTTTGGTGCTTGGAAAAATCCGCCGGCAAAAACGTTTCGATGGAAGCGCTCGCCGACAGCCACGTTGAGTTGGACGAGTCAAAGACAACCAATCCGATCGCGGAAAACGTCAAGGCTTACGACGCGGCCTTTGTCGACTACAACAAGATTTTGAACCAAGTTTCGCCGCTATATGTTTAGCGGAGACGACCAATATTAGGAGGACGGTCGCCGATAAAAAAGAGTTCAAGACCGAAATCTTTTGACGGCGACGCAACGCCAACATTTTTGCTCGCTGAAAAGCTCGCAAAAACAAGGCGCAATATAGGAGGACTTACAATGAAAATCAAATCGGTGTTCGGACACTCTTTTGAGCGTTACGGAAAAGTTCTGACCGGCTACGACGTAAAGGAATTGCTTTCCAAGCTTGATTCCACGACGGAAAAGCCCAAGGACAAGGTAATCTACACTCCGAGCGACGCGGGCCTTGAGTCGCTTGCTGTGGCCAAGCAGTTCAGTACAAACGCTTACGGCGGAATGCCGATCCAAATCGGCTACTGCAACGGCTACAACACAAAGCTCAACTGCCTTGAATGGCACCGCGGAAGCGAAATCAACATTCCTTCAACCGACATCGTTTTGCTTTTGGCTCCGCTTCAGTCCGTCAAGAACGGAAAGCTCAACACAAACTGCGTTGAGGCCTTCTACGTTCCCGCTGGAACCGTCGTTCAAATTTACGAGACGACGCTCCACTACGCGCCTTGCAACGGCGTTAAGGGAAAGGA